GTAGCTAACCCATACATCACCTGCCGGTGAAGGGACCTTGAATGAACGTGGCTGCCAGCCAGTATCCATCCACAACTTACGAAGACGACGATCCTGAGGACCATTGCCTGTCAAACCACCATTGGCGTAATACATACTGGCCATAAAGGTGACACCAGATCCAATAGCCAAACGTCCTTTACGGATGTTTTGTGCATTGATTAGATCTTGTGCTGACTCGATACCGTATTGTCTTACTGAATCAAGGTTATCAACAGTTGCACTAGCAATATTTCGGTACTCCTTACTAAGTTTCTCAAGGATAGGCATATGCTTAACGCCAAACTCAAGACCATTAATGCCTGTACGTGCAAATAAAAAGAAGGGTTTCAGCATTGGTGCTGAGTTAAATAGACCTTCTAGCTTTTGTGCAACACCAGACAGCTCAGTTGTAAGAGTAGCTTCCTTAACTTGAGACTCAAGGTAAAGATCACTCTTAAGATTAATGTTGCCATCTTCATCTAATAACTTAGAGTAGAAGTTATTCTCAGCTACCTTCAGTGTCTCAGGTGTAATCTCTGCAATGTCACCCTTTTTGAAGGACTCCATTGTATCCAACATAGACTTCTCTCTTGCTCTGGCACGAGCCATAAGCATGGTAAAAGCATCGTCAGTAGCACCCATAATCTTGGTGCCATAAGTAAGGAAGTTCTTATCGTTTAAGGTACGGATCATATCTGTAAAACGATAAGCAGTTAGATCCATCTCAGTTCCATGGGTCTCTGCCCATTTACCCATGATTGCCCACTGTTGGTCATTACGTGTAACACCTTCAGTAAAGCGTGTTTTCATGTTGGCAATATCACCAGCCCAATAAGCACTTAGGTTTCGACGGAACAGTTTGAATGCTTCAGGTACTGCCTGGATATAAGCATTAGCACCAGCAAGGCTTGCCCTAGCAAGTGCACGATCACCACCTGGCATCGAAGCACCAATGACAGCAGATAACGGCCTAAGGAAGGACGCAGTAGCCGTACCCATGATTGCTCTCACGGGTGTCTTAACACCGCTAAGGATGCTATGTACCATCACAGAACCTAGTTCTCTGACAGCTTGGTTGCCATACTTCTTACCGTTGAACTTACCTCCACGTAAGGAGGCACGCATGTAAGCGTCAAAGTCAGTGAGGTTATGTACATCATCAGACATAGCAAAGAACTCTGACAATGCCTTAGTCATATCATCGTTAGGACTTTCCTTTGCAAGCTTGAGGAATGTAGTCAATGCCTCTTCTGATTCAGAGCGCATGACTTCAACTTTTTCTACTGCTTTTTTTTGAATTTCATTTTGCTTGGCTAAATTACCTTTGAAATTTAGGCTTTGTTGTTTAGCGCCAGAAAGATAACGAGAGCGTTTAACGTTAGTAAGACCAACGATCAAGCGATCAGCAGCAGCCTTTATAGGACCATCAGTATCAAGGATGTCAGCAACACCCGAGATTTCTCTCATGCCAATACCAAGATCTCGTACCTGTTTAAACAAAGAAGCGTTGATAATATCTGCAGCGTATATTGCTTCAGATGACCACATATCCAAACCTGCAACTGTATCGGTATCACGAGACATGACACTCCAGAAAGTGTCAGGATCCATATCAGAGTAATCACGACCCATTGCTTCACGTACCCGATCAAAAGCAGCCCCGTATGTTGTACGCATGGATGCACCGGAAGCTTTAGCGTCCTTCAACATCTGCTGATAACGATCGTCACCGACAAGAGTCTTAGCCATACGCTTAAACTCTGTCTCTGTTACATCAACAGAACGTGCCATCGTCTCAAGTTGACGTGACGTAAATACGTTGTCAGTAGACCCAGCACCAGGTGTAGGCCAAGACCTACCAAGGTTGTCAGCTTGCTCTGCTACATCAAATGGTTTCTTACTTGATACAGGATTACCTTGCCAGGGATCAGCAATAGCTTTTCCTTTAGCAGCACGGAATGTATTACCAGGCTGACCAGCAGGTGGAACTGCAACAGGATCTAATCCTTGAATTTCTAATTGCTTGGAATATGTTTCACGTGCACGTACATCATCTGCAATTTCAGCAGTAGCAGATTCTTTGAGTTGGTCATCCCTATTCTTGAGACGCTCAGCATCAACCTTTTTACCATCAGTTAGTTTACTAAGAAGCTTACTGACGACAAAATCAAGACCAACACCTTCAGCCATATTCTTTAGTGTTTTAAAGAATGGATGGTCACTTTCTTTTGTACCCAACACTGGATTAATAGTTGAGTCGAATCCAGACTGTAGAAACTCACCAGCCCAAGGAATCCGTTCCAGTATCTTGCTGTCAGTAATAGCTTGAGTCGCAGTGTCTTCCTGGGATTGAGAAGATACAAGATCGGATACTGCTCCAAGTGCTGTACCTCTTACAGCAAGACTAGCGATACCCTTACCGATACCTGCAGCACCGCCAGTTAATGCAAGAGATCCATAGTGAACACCTTGTTTGGCAAACTCACCGTACCAAGTATTAGTTACGTTATTATCTTCAACTTGGTCTAGGTAACCAATAATACCCAAAGGATCAAAGTCAGTAACTGCTTCACCTTTTTCTTTTATTTCTTGCCCAAGCCGTCCAGTAGCCATATCAAACACCCGTTCTGGAAAAGACAGGATTGAGCTGGCAGTTAGGGCCGCACCACCAAGAGCACCACGACCTAATTCACCAGCAACTTCAGCTACTTGATTTTTGGATTGTTCATCTTCGTCATTTTGTTCTTGAAGAACTCTTGCATCCTCTGCTTTTTCTTGCTGTAATCTTTCTTCTGTTAAAGAAGCAATACTAGCAAGCTTATCTTGTATGTCTTGAGGATCAATTAAATTTGGATCAATCATTCATCTGGTTATGTTTTAAGGATAGTTCATTGATTAGTCCGTCTTGCTTTAACTGCTTCTCTGACTTGATCTAGGATTGCATAAACAGTATCGAGACTCATTGATGCTGCATTGTTTCCAACATTTGGATACGATGTAATTCCAGTATTAGGATTAGGAGCAGAAGCAAATTCTAAAGAAAAATCTTCAGCGGCAGCCTTACGATCATTTGACTCATAATTCAAATAAGCAGATAAACGAGGGCGTTTAACACCACCTAAAAGTAATTCATCTAAGATTTGGAATTGTACATCTGGAGTCATCACAACATCATCAGATAGTCCCAGTCTTTGAATAGAACCATCAAAAGTAGAAGAGATTAATTGAATAGCGCCTAAGGCATTCCAGCCTTGGTTATAAAGTCCTCTCCATTCACCAACTGTTTTTAACTGTAGACCAGGTACACCACCAGGTGAGTCACCAGCAAAACCCCTGTTACCTGAATCAAAGGTTCCTTCACCAGACATGACAAGATCTCTCAAAGGTTGTATGGGAGATGCTGTTGTAGCGTTACTTAGAGCCAACTGATTGTAATCAACATCAGTTTGTGTTCTAAAAATACGAGACCTAGTTACATGAGGCGCGGTTAATATTCGCTGTAGTGCAGGTTCAGCTTTTTCGTAAGCCTCCCTGCGAGAGTCTTTCCCAAGATTTTTTCCGGTATATGCAAGGTACTGGCTATCAGCAAGATCCCAAGCAGTGAGGTATTTGTGGCCACGGGTAACATCCGTATAGTAACTAGGAAGTTCTCCAGTACCGTTGTTAAAAGATTCAAGTTGTTTAAGATAAGGTTCAGTTCCTGGAATTACAGTTGTATCTAAGTCAAAATTTTTATTTTGAGCACTTTTTAAATAAGATTGACCATCAATAATTTCTTGCTTTCGTTTCTTGTCTAGTTTTACTTCACTTCCAAAACCAAGTTGACGATAACGCTGACCATACGTCATATCTGTACTATTACCATCACCGTCTTTGATCTGATCATCAAGTTGCTTGGAATATTCAATCTGGGATTTGACCGCAAGCAAATGTGCCTCCATAGGAGTCTTGGCTCCAGACAAAATATTTTCACGATAAAGTCTGTTGTATTCAGCCTCTACATTTAAACTAACAATTTGCCATTCTTGAGTACTAGCATCATCTACACCGAATGCCTCATTAGTGATTGTATTAGCTTGAGATCTGATCCAAGAATTAGCCTTTTCATCAATATCTGCTGGTCGAATCAAGCCACGATCAACACTAGCATTTGCTTCGTCAATATACTTATCATACAGAGAAAGGCTGACATCTTTTAAATCAGACTTAATAATAAATCCACGGTCTTTTCTCTTTTGTTGAATAACAAGATCATCAGCAGCATCATCTCTAGTCTCAAGATCAGTTTGATACTTCTGATAAAAATCAAACTCAGAAGGTGCAATAAACAACCCTAGTTCTGCAGCATCTTTAGAAGCATCTTGCATCATTTCATTAATAGCTTCAGGGCTAAAGCTTCCGCTCCTATGCAATTCATAAAACTGCTCTTTTTTTTGTTCTACAAACATTTTTTGAGCCGCTTCGTTTCTATTAAAATCCTGGATTGTAGCTAAGCCTTGCTCTACTTTCATCCGAGCAAACCTAGGGTGTTCTTCAAAACGTTTACCGTTAATGATTTCTTCACCCAATGTTTCTAGATTCAACATATTACCAGGCACGGAGTTTCTATTAATCTCTTCAAGTAGATCTAGAGCACCAGATCTTCCTAAATACTTACCCTGTGCATTTTTAGTATGGCTTACTGATCGAACAAAATCCGAAACCTTGCCGTCTTTAAAAAGTAAAGCAGTAGCATCCCGAACAACCGTAGCTGATTGATCCTGATCATTAGCATCTTCAAGTAGCTTGATCTCGTTCTTCTTAGCTTTTGTATAAGCAGGGATTGCATACTTAGCAATCAGACTCGTAGAGTAGTTGCCAGCGAGACCATTTAAGAAATCAGCAAATTGAGACTTGGTGTAGGCTTTTTGCTGTTCATGGGTTAAATCATTTTCTGCAAAGTATGCAGCAGAGCTTTCACTAAAACTAGAATTAAAATCATCAACAGCTTGGATGATACCAGCCTTTTTTAGTTCAGCAATGTGATAACCGTTGAGACGACGAATGCCTTGAACAACAGACATACGTTCATCATTTTCTTCAGCCTTGCTAACAATTTTGTCAGTTGCTTTAGATGACTCTTCAAGCTCAGCTTCTAGTTCATCTTGCTTAGCACGAGCAGCATCAAGCTTCTCTTGTGTGTCAATACCTAGCTCATTAAAGACAGTAGCTTCGTTTTGGAATCTCTTGATGCGTTGTTCTTGTACAGCACCAAGGACGGAACCTAACGTACCTGACAACTTACCAAGTGCTCTCAAGTCATCGCCAGCACTCTGTGCGTTTAACATCCGTGCCTGGTCATTGGCATTTACAGACTGGTTAAAACGATCAATATTTGTCTCTAGTGAGTTATGTAAGTCACGTAGTCTGTCTGAATACGCGGGTGTGGGGTCAGGATTAAAGTCCTTAGACCCAGATGTAATACCTGAATATGTCATATTTACTTAAGAACCTTACTAAGTTTCTTCGTTTCAGGTGCAAAGCTGTCGTAAGTACTTGCACCCTGTACTGCTGCACCAGCCAAATTTGCAACCAGGCCAAGCTTGCTCGGACCTTTGACAAATTCAATATTCTGACTTGGAGCAGGACCAGCACGGTATGGGGTAGCAACTTGTGCAAAGAGTTTCTGTCTCTGTGCATCAGCCGACTTACGTGCCTTATCAACATTACGCTTACTAGCAATATCAGAACGTGTAAGATTAGATACCATCATTGCTCGTTTTCTTCCAATTTCTTTGGCAGCATTTTTTCCATAACTACGAGATCGACCACCTTCTTTAACAGAAGATTCTCCTAGTAACTTTTCAACTAATGTTTGATCAGCGGCAAGATATTGATTGATACGGTCGTCTTTGGCTAATTCTTCTTCAGCAGCAAAACCAGCAAAGGCAAGTGCCTCAGCATCTTGTTGACGTTCAACATCGGTAACTGCCTGATTGTATTCTGCAATACCACGTAAATTGGTAAGTTCAAACTGACGATTTCTTTGATTTGCTTTGTTAGCAATTGATCTGTTCTGAGCAGCGGCCTGGGCTTGAGCATCTTGGTGTGAACCAACCGCACCCAAAGCAGAAGACCCTGCACTTAAAACACCTAACGTTGCACTAACGGGGTCGCACACGGCAAAATTCTATAAAGGTTAAATTGTTTGGTCCATGAGTTAGTTCCCTAAGAAACTTAAAACCCAAGAACTTGAGAAGCTTGAGGTGTGTTGTATTACGTTCATCTGCAATGTTCCAAAGCAACTCTTCAGAGCGGCTTTCGATATAGCGTTTAGCCTCTCGTGCAAACGTAACGGGGTATTTAGATATAGCAGGAGTGCATAACATCCAGATTTCTCCTTTAGTTCCTACACCTGCGGCACCAGCGATTACCCCTGACGGTACTGTGAAATAAACAGAGTCTGTTTGTTTAGCACCTACAGGTAGGGTAATTTTCGGGTCATGTCCATGTCCCTCCACTACCTCTCTGTAATCATCTGGACGTAAGTTACAGGCCACCTCATAGGCAGCCTGCATAGTTATTGGATGGATAATCTTAGACACGTTTATGATTCATAGGAGTGTAATCACCCTCCCAAGTCAATGAATGTAGGGAAGCGGGACCTGGATGGGTAGATGTCACGTCAACCCTAAAGTTAGAGTTACGTTGATAGATAGGTACTGTGTATGAATAATTATCCACAAATGGACCTTTGCCTGATTTGTACCAGTTCATAATTGACTGATCAAGTACGTTACTAACAACTTGGTTATCACGTAGATTGACCTTTGCATTAATCTGCGACACATCACCGTAGTGAAGATGAATACGTTGAATAACGAGGGAGGCAGTTAGATCAGATGTATTCTTGTCTCCGGATGTCTTACGGACATAGAATTTAGGAATAGAAGCATTGAAGTCAAACAACCATCCAATGATGACTACTTCTCCGGCAAAGTTACCGTGAAATACAAAGTCATTTCCATTGACAGACTTGTACTTATATACAGCTCCTGTATCCCTATCAACCACAGCAGGTGTACCTGTACCGACACGGTTAGGCCAGCTGATAGTAGTAGTGTTATCTGTACTGTTGTAAGAACCTGCAGTGATAAACTGAGAAGAATCTAAGTGGATCTGATAATTACGAGCATCACCAAAGAAACCAACACCAGGTACAAAATCATCAACTGTAGTTGCGGCATTGCGATCCTGTAAGTTGAGTTCAAGTAATTTATAATCAGAAGAAACTAGATATAGGTTGTCATCCAAAACAAACATATAAGCAAGGTTATATGGTAATGTCCATTTGTACCAAGCTGTTTGTATACGTTCGCTACCAACAGTAATATATCGATAAAGATAAAGATCGGGGCTACCTTTTTCCGCAAGGAAAACAGTGCTATTCTCTCTACTATTAGAAATAATATTAACTGAGTTAGGGACTAACTTAGAGACCACCTTTGTTTGATCGATAAGCTGTGGCTCACCCTCACGCTTAATATCAAACATCTCAAACAAACGAGAGTATGTACCAGCAGTATCAAGGAACCCAATGGTTGTACCTAAACTAATAGGAGGAGTATCAGGGCTATACCTATAAGTAGATATGTTAGATAACTTAGCCGTTTCAGGAGTCAACGAGTCACTGTCTGTATGCAACATAAACTGCTGCGTCTCTCCAAATATAATTAAACCGGTATTGGTTTCAATGCAATCAACAAACTTGGTAGGCTGAGTAGAGCTAGATTGAATATCAATTGGATCATTCCCTGACACTACAAGGGCAGTGTTATTAAAGAAATTAAAGATTTCATCAGCCTGACTTAAAATGACGTTGTCTTCACATAAGAACCCAAGACGGTTTCTATGAAAGAAAGTTTGTGAAATTTTTTTGTCCAAGAAAGTAGGGAAGGGATTAGTAGAGTCATCACCTACTGCTCTAGTATCCCAAGTAATATAACTAACTAGGAAGCTACCATTAGCTTGACGCTGAATCTTAATTGGTAAGGTTTCTTGGTTCAGTGTGGTAAATACATCAACACCAGATGCTGAAGGCAGAACAGTTTCTTCCCAGCTACCCGGACCATCTGCATTATTTTGTCCAACAAATTTAAGATAGAAGTCATCTTCTTGTGAGTCACTACTATTAACAACTTTAATGACCATACCATGTTTACATTGCCTAGGTAATTCAGTAACATCATTAACCTCAATAGAAGTAATCCTCCAAAGATCAGGTTGAGTTGTAGTTACATTGAATGCACTAGTATGGGACAGAAAGAATCCATTACCAATCTTCTGTACATGTGGCGTAAGGCTAGTATTAGCTAGATCAATATCAAGAATAGAGTCAGCAGAGATAGTTTGGTTAGCATCAAAGCTTGTAGGTGTAGGTCTGAAGGTACCAAGATCTAATTTAGTTTTTACAGGCAGTACCTCTTCAATACGTATCGTATGAGTAGCATTCTTAAGAACAACTGTTACGTCCGTACCAGCAGCATAGTTATTACCACCATGTAAAAGCTCAACGTTTGAATTATAAATTCCAACATAATCACTACCGTCTATAGTAGAACCAGCATGTGGAGAAACCTGTACCTGGCCAGTAACAGTAAGCCTAACAGTCATGCCGGATCCTGGTGTTGCATTACCGTTGTTGATTTCAAAGACCCCTGATCCTTGATATGGCAAAGATGGATCTAAACCTTTGTAACTATTACTAGGTCCTCTATTGATTGTTAGAACTTCACCTGTTGGATCGGTAATCGTAGTAGTGGACGTAGCCTGATAAAAGGGACCATCAGCCGGTGTTTTAAGACTGATTTTAGTAACTACACCTCTTGTAGAACTACCACCAACATATGCATCTGAAGCACTAGGACTAGCTACATCAAAACTATATTCACGACCATGCGACACTTGTCGAAGCTCTACATAGGTTTGGAAGTTTTCATCAGGTGACGTTCGCCCAACTAATGCTGCACGGGTTTGGGACTTAGTAGTTGTTTTTGCAGCATTAACAGTAGTATTGGTGGCAAAGGTAGTATCAGCAACAGTTAAAAACTTAAGATCTGATGCTGATGTATGGGTGAGATATGATGATACATTGCCACTGACAGAGACAGCAGTACCATCGCTGACTTTCCATATGTTGACAGAACCATTAGTCTGTACCTGGCCTATATATGCACCTTCCGATTCGTCACGATAATAACTAAACCAAGAACCAGTACTGGTAGCACCACTCAATGAATTTAGATAGCGTGAACCAGGACGTTTGACTAAACCTTCTGTGATGTCTGGTACGCCATTCAGTAGATCTTTGACCTGACCTGGAAGCATTAGCTCATCAGGCTGCTGTGAGATGCCACCTGTAAAGCTTGGAATTGTTTGAGTGATACTTGTCATTAGCGCCTTAGTGCATGATGAGGTTTATATGCTTGATAGGACGTGCCATCTGGCCAACCCATAAAGGTGTGATCGCCTTGATCACATTCGTAGTCCATACAAGATGCACGTGACTGTGCCTCCTGTGAACCGAGTAGCTGTACTAATTGAGGGTTGGCAACTAGTTGAGTAGCAGCACGACCTGCTGCACGGAGAGTGATGTACCGTTGAAATACAGAAGGTAGGTCGTTGAACTCATACAGAGTTACTACGTCTAGATACAGGTCAGTAGTAAAGACATCGGTATGGTTGTACTTGTCATAGAGACGACCATCCCTTTTAACTACATCCGTAGTCTTAATGTTCTGACCATCGGTAACATCATATCTAATTACGTTAGGGGCAATGATGTAATACCCATTAACATCAGGTGAATACTTATAGTTATATTCAGTGTTAAAAGACCATCCTTCATTCTGCACATCAATGTTCACTTCACGCAACAAGTTATGAATGAATGAAATCTCAGGGTTAGTGAAGTCAAGAGTATTAACTGGGGATTGACCGATACTCCCCAGAATTGAGTTGACTGCGGATAGTTCGGTATCGAGTGAAATCGTAGAGGGAGTAGTCATATAGTTAAAAAAAAAGGGACCCCGAAGGATCCCTGTAAAGTAATAATCAGAATGCAGAAGGAGCAGACGCAGTGCCTGCAAACAGTTCTACACAAGCAGCAGGGTTCAGATAATCTGCACCGCAGGCCATGCGGCCCAAAAGCACGTCACCTTGATAAATGACGCTTACGTCACCACTGGTGACTTGAACTTGAGGACCAATTGCCTCAACAACACCAGCACCTTCCTTTTGGAAGATCAGACCGCAGGAGTTAGAGCCAAGCTCAGCCGCGGTACCGTAATCGTTGTTGATACCAGTAGAAGCAGCAGAAGCATTTTCAGCAGCCACACCAACAAAGTCACCGGTGTTACCAGGTGAGGTAACGCCAGGGTTTGTAGCAGAGCCAGAGCCATACTTAGTACCGTAGTTGCCAAAGAACGGGATGTTCATTGACTTGAAGATCTTGATGCCAGCGATCTCAACGATGCCTTGGCCGTTCTGCAGGGCAGTTCCCTGAACGTCACGGTTTACAAGACCATTGGATCCGACAGCTTGGATCAGTTCGTAGTACTGACGTGGGTTCAAAACACCGCAACGTCCGTCACTACTGACACCCTTCTCATCCATCGCAGCAGCGGCGTCGTAGAAGGCAGCAACAAGGTTGCCTGCAACATAAGCATCAGATGCGTTAGCAGTTGCGCCAACACGAATCTGAGTACCACCTGGTTCTGCAAAGTTAGAAGCAGAGACAGGAGATGCAGCACGTGCACCACGGGTAAGAGCACGGAAGATCAAGCGGTCATACTTTTCAGCAAGTGCGTAGCCGATTTTTTTACTTATCTCGCCTCGCAGTTCATAGTGAGCAAGAGTTTCATCAAGCTCATACACGAACGCTGAGCTAATCAGAAGATCATCAATTGTGATCGTCTTCTCAGCCACTGGAGGTGCACCGTCGGTGTTACCTAAGATGCTATTTCCCGGCGTATGAAATTCCGATGTCATGCGCCCGGTGTAAATAAATTGTAAAGATTTGCCGTTCTTAAGTGTACGCTTCATGACCATGTCACGAGCGATGGTGTTATTTTGGAACCCTTTAAACATCTCGCCACTGAAGAGCTTGAGATAAAGAG